GGTGGAGTCGTTGGGTACTGCCCCCAAGTCCAGTGAATGTCCAATTCTTTTCAACGTCTACATTCTATTTATAACACGATTCATATGTGTCTGTCAATAGTTTTTAAGAAAAAACTTTTTTCAGCCATAAAACGATTGCATATACAACTAGTAGATAAACAGTAGCAACAGAGATATCTACAATATGTTCTCTCATGTGGTATATAAATTCTATACCTGCTTGAACATCGCCCATATTACCATCATCAGTTTCGATAGTAATATTTTTAACGAAACCTGTTTCTTCATCAAAATCTACGGCAACTCTATCTTCATCACCACATTCGGTAATACATTCGCCATATATCTCATCATTTGGATATTCCCCATCCCGAACATTGTCTGTCCCGATTTCGTTTACTATTGTCTGTTCCATTCACCACATGGCCTTTATTGTTCCATCGTTTTTCATTACCCAAAAGACAATCGCCATTAATAAGATAAGAGCCGTATCAACAGGCCTTCTTTTTATAATGTCACCAACAATAGTAAAGAGTCCTAATATTGCGTTCATATATCACCACTTGTCTGAGAGTTTTTTATTTAGGTCTTTCTGATTCTGAATCGCAACGATTATTCTTTTGCATTTTTCAGTTTTTTTGGAAGTGGTGTGTGGAGTCATACCCCAATTTTTAAAACTGTCTTGCTGGTGAATTAGTTCTCTTTGAGCAAGATCTCGAATCAAATCCAGATCTTCATCGCACAACGATGATAATTTATTGCTTGTCATTAGACAATTTCTCCCATGCCTCTTCGAAACCATCTGAATGAATATTGGCTTCATGGTTGTACCAAAGTCGGTAAATGTAACTATCATGCATTTTTTGGATGTCTTGATCAGTCCAGTTATCGCAGGCCAGATGGCCTTTAACCATCCAAAATCTACGATATGCTTCTTTTCTATTTTCGGGGACCATTTTTCACCTTTCATATAATATCTACAATTATATTTAGATTTTTAACGGTCCCCATATGGGAGGTTTTTTAGATGTTTACGCTAACATCTCTAAAATAATTTGGCCAGAGTTTGTGGTCCTGCAATGCCATCCGGAGTACAGTCATTTTCTCTCTGCCAGGCCTTGAGTGCTGACTCTGTGCCAGGCCCAAAATCTCCGTCGGCCGAGATTCCAAGAGCCTCCTGCAAGCGCCATACTGTGTCGCCTTTTGACCCTTTGCGTACCAAGGAATATTTTACATCATCATCATCTTCATCGAATGATACATGTCCACCTAGAACCTCGAGAGCGTGGGCATAATGCTTCTTTCTGTCTGCAAGTCCGATAGTACCACCATTGATTCGTTTTGTCATTCTCACAATGTCATTGGAGTCACAATATTTGTTGATGTTGTTTTCTTTCCAGAACCAACAGGCGCTTTCAATCGCACCCTCCTTCGTTCTCACATAGTCAGTTGCATCTTCTGCTGACATACCCACGCTTTTACCAAAGGCGGTATAATTATATTTTCCAGTTAATTGAAGAATACCACCACCTCTATATCGCCACCCGTCACCGGAGGCTGTGTTGCCATTGTCCATACGGTTGGCATAGATTGTATTGGCAATCTTTTCTGGTTGTCTGTGGTATTGCTGGGCGTCTCTTCCGGCCCGTTTAAAATACTTTCCAAAGATAGCATCTAATGCCTTTGCAGAATAATTAAGATTTTCTGAAAGAACTTTATAGTTTGCACTTTCATGTGCAGTCTGAGCAATGAATCCTGCTACACGCGCCTCTGTCGTGATATCATATTTTGGAAACATGGCTACCATTGCATCATACCATTCGTCCGCATCTCCACGATGTAAAATAGTAGAAACGTGTTCTCGTTTAAAATCAAATTTCATTTTTACCTCCTTTAAGGTTTATCGTCTTCTATAATATTATCGTCTTTATCAACTTTATATTCATGTTCGCTAAAATCGACATTCATTGTATAATTAAAATCTGCAATTTTATCATAAGAAATATCGAACTCTGCATCAGTTGTATAATGGACTTCATAATTATCAGAATTTATGTCGCCAAGATGTTCAAATGGTTCGCGTCCAGTTTCCATTCTACCTATCTCGTCCAACCATTCCATAGTTTTTTTATCAAGATCTTGTATTTTAGGGGTTTCTGTTTTTTTGTGGTCATTCAGTTGCACAATTTTTGCAGTTCTGTCAATACCAGAAAAACGCTCAAATGCTTCAAGATTTTTTTCTGCAAGATTTTCTTCTTCGTGTTTTTCACCCTTGTTATTAAATAATCCAAAACTTTCCAAACTCGGTGGTACGGATGGTTTATATGTTAGGCTGCCGGGCTCCAACCAATCATATCCAGAATTAATCAAGAAATCCTCTACAACACCAAGAACTTCATTTAAGTTGAAATCTGTCGCATCAAACTTTTGCGTTGTTTCAACCATTTCTCTGTCGCCTTCATATTCAAAACAGGTTAGTCTATAAATTTGGCGGTATTCATCTTTCATTGTCATGCGTCCTTCATACTATAACTTCTTTGTTTACGCGGATCTCCCCAGAGCTCTCTGGCATTGATTCGAATAAACTTTTTATTTGTTTCAGTCTTGTTAGGGTTTTCCATAGTCAAGACTACATTACGACCTTCTGACCATGCTCGACGTTGTCGTAATGCATGATCAAGTGTACCTTTAGGACGGGGAGTACACCCCGCCTTTGCGACATTTCTGCGTTCACCTTTTGATACATATTTTTCTCTGGATTTTTTACCCATTATTTGATTCTCCAATCCGGCCGGATACCAAGAACTTTAAACTTTCGTCTGGACGAAAGACGTGTATTCGCCGGACGCTTCAATCCCGCAATCATTTCACGCTCTGCCTCTGGAATAGTAATCAATTTTTCTTCGAGCCACGAATCTAAACTTGAATATCCTTTACGTTCTGCCTGGCGAGTTTCATATGCCAATTGTCCGGCAGACATATTTTCAATCTTTTCGGTTATATTAACCATTTGCACTTTCTCCTGCTACAAGTTCTACAATTTCCCAAGATACCACACGTTCATATTTGAATGAGCGCCAACTTTCTTTTTCAAGATCCCAAACCACGAATAATTCTGGGTCTTTAGGTTTTTCACTCACTTTGCCCTCACCCTCTACAGGATTATCCGGCCAAGGAATTATACTCTCATCTGTCGTACAATACATTTTTCGCATTGTTCCATCTGCCTTTGAAAACTCAACAAGCAGCTTTCCGCTTCTCAACAGTCCTCGCATTTCTTTTAGAACTGTTTCTTTTTTTTCTTCCTGATTCATCTCGTCCCATACCTTTACCATTTTTAGATTTTTCCTTTTCTAATTCGTCGTGACACCGAATGAAACTCGCCCAGTGTCGATTCTGTTCTTCTGGTTTCTGATATAATCCATTATATAACATTTTCCAAGATTTGTCAATACTATTCCAATACATTATATGAAACCCTGCAACCTTGGCAGCGCCGTGAGCCTTTGCATATATAGAACCACCAGAAAACTCTATCTTATCATATATCAACGATTCATCAAATGTTGGCAGTGGTTTTGGAATAGGATATTTACTTAACACCTTTTGTTTACTTTTTGGTGGGCGGTCGAGATAGACAGTATTATTTTTTGGAACAGTGTATTTTTCTTCTTCCTGTTTCGCAAGTTTTTTATTGTCTGCTGCAATTTGCGCCTTAGTACGCCGTTTACGTTTTTTAGGAGATTTAGATTTTGGTGCATCATCTAAAACATCAAATATGTCACGAAATCCAACATTGGCGGTTGTAGATCTTGCCGCCTCCATTTCTGCCTTTGTTCTACGTTTACGCTTCATACAAATCAAATCCGATTTTGTGTTTCATTTTACGAACAGAAGCCTCGCGGCGTTTCTTGCATTGATGTACGCCGGCGGCACCACTTTTTCTGAGCGCAATCATAAGATGACTATTCGGGTCACGATAGTCCGGCAACTTAGGCGCGCCCTTCCATTTTCCACCTTTTCGGAGTCCGCGAATTTTCATAATATATTCCTTTTTTTAAGACTGTTTACTACTACGCCCTCTGCTTGTCTCAATAATCTGATATAATTCCAACCCTTTGCTGATTGGTATCTGATTATATCTTCGACAGTGGAGTTTAGGTGTACTTTCCTCATCCACGGACGC